GTCAAAACTAAAGACTTCGACGGAGCCGTTCAAGCTCTCTCGGCGACTTTCGGCGGAGCGGCGGCAGTAGCGGCCGACACATTCGAGGGGAAGATGAGTCGTCTAAAAATTGTCGGCGGCGAACTCGTCGAGCAAGTCGGCTCTTATTTACTTCCGATCTTCTCTAATCTGGGAGACTTCTTCTTAACGAAACTCGTCCCAATAATTACAGATCTCGCCGACAAAATAGGACCATTCTTAGCGGACGCGATCTCGCACGTAACGAACTTTATTAACGATCAACTCGTCCCGGCTTTCGATAGATATCTGATCCCGGTCGTGAAAACTTTAACGAAATTCTTTAACGATAATCTCGTCCCCGCGTTTAGATTCTTCGCCGATCTAATCGTTAATTATCTCGTCCCTATCGTTATGACGATCGCAATCCCGATCTTCGAAGGCTTACGAAAAATCTTCGATATCATCGTCGAAAAAATTAACGAAAATAGAGATTCATTCCGCAAATACGGCGAGCTCTTGTTACAGTTCTACGGCTTCATCCGAGACCGTATCGCTCCGATCCTCGGCAAAGTTTTAGCCGTCGCTTTCGACATCGTCGCCAAAGCTATCGGACCCGTAATCGACGTCGTCTTTAATCTTTTAGACGCTTTCGTTTCGCTCGGAAAATTCGTAATCAAAATCGCCGAAACGGTCCTCAACGTAATCGAGGCGATGGTAAACGGAATTATTAGCGGCGTAAACTTCGCGATCAAAGCACTAAATCTATTACCCGGAGTCGAGATCGACGTAATCGGAAACGTCTCAATCAGTCTTCCGTCTATTAGCGCTCCGAGCGGACCATCTGGAAGCGGCTTCGATGCTCCCGGCAGAGCCGACCGAATCGACACTCCCGGCACTATCTCGACTCCCGGCTTAACTATCCCGGATCTATCGCTTCCCGGCGGAGGCGGCGGCGGAGGCGGCGGCGGCGGAGGTGGCGGAAGTGTAGGAATCGGGATTCCCGATCAGACAATTTTTAGCACTCCAGAGACGAGCGCTCTAACGACTTACGGAATGGCCGAACGTATCGCGGCGATGGAATCGGCTCGCGGAACTCAAGCCGCGCCCGTGAATATAACCGTGAACACAGTTACAGCCGACGCAAATCTTCCGAATCTAATAGTCGAATCATTACAGCGCTACAACCTTATTAGCGGGCCGGTAGACGTCCAGATCGCCGCGTAATATGGCGACGATAATAACCGGCGGGAACTATGTCCTCGAAATGGATACCGGCTTCGGCGACGGCTTCACTTTAGACGACTCACAGCAGGGAGTCCTCAATAATACGACCTACGTCCTAGACGGCGTCGATCAGTTCTCCGAGATCACGGCACAAGTTACAGCGATCCGAGCGTTCAGAGGGAAGAAAAACGTCCTCGATTCGATCTCGCCGGGGACTATGGTCATTCAAGCAATAGATCCGAGTCGATCTTTTGATCCGTATAACGAAGCATCCGTCTATTATGACGAAACGGACGACACTCCCGGCCTCTCACCTCTCCGGCAGATAAGACTCTCGCGAAACGGAGAATACTTATTTAAGGGTCGAGTAGTGGACTTCGCTTACGACTACGGGACGGCGTTCACTAAAAAAGTTCCTACGGTAACGATCACTTGCGCGGATGATCTCTTTCTATTGTCGAATACGTTTCTTTCGGCGTTCACTCCATCGGCCGAACTCTCTTCGGCAAGAGTTACGACAATTCTCGACCGTCCCGAAGTCGGCTATCCGGCCGGGACTCGCGACATACAGACGGGAACTACGACTCTCGGCGCTTACCTGATCTCGGAGGGGACTTCCGTTACTCAATATCTTCGAGCGATATCTGACGACGCGGAAGCCGGCCGCGTCTACGTTTCACGCGACGGAGATCTAACATTCGACGCAAGAATCGGAAACACTCTTAGCGGGCCGAGCGTAATCTTCAAAGATGACGGAACGGAAACGGCTTACTCTGGGCTTTCGATCGACTACTCAACGGATCAAGTCATTAACCGGGCTACAGTCGAGCGCGTCGGCGGAACGGCTCAAACTGACTCGGACGCGACTTCTATAACGCTCTATCAGACTCAAGCCGTATCTAAAACGGGATCTCTTCTCTCAACTGACGCGCAAGCTTTAGCGCTCGCCGAATATCTTCTAGCACCTACTCCGGAGCCGCGCTTTTCGGACGTGCAAGTAAACTTCGCGTCCCTCACTACGGCCGAACGGAACGCCGTAGCGATCTTGGAGATCGGCGACACGATCCAGATTACGAAGAGCTTTACTTCTGGTAGTCCGGCAAGTATTACGGAAGAGCTCGCCGTCGAAGGCTTAGAACATACGATCGACGCTCGGACGGGTCATAAAATGCGGATCTATACGAGTCCGACGACTATCGTCTACGAGCTAATTTTGAACGATAGCACGTTCGGCCGTCTCGATGCCGACAACGTGCTAGGCGCATAAGATAGGATTAAATTATGGCAACTCGCGAAAGTTTTAACTCCGGAGACGTTCTTCTCGCTTCCGAGCTTAATAATATGGCGACGGCGATGATCGCCTTAAACGCACAAACGGGAACTACTTATACTCTCGTTTTAACCGACGACGGGAAACTAGTTACTTGCGACAATGCTTCCGCGATAACTTTAACGATTCCTCTTAATTCGAGTGTCGCTTTCGGAATTGGAACTCAGATAAACATTATGCAACTGGGAGCCGGTCAAGTAACTATCGCCGGAGCCGGCGGCGTAACACTTCGAAGCGAAGGATCTAAATTAAAATTAAAAGGTCAGTATGCCGTCGCGACTTGCGCGAAAATTGCGACCGATACTTGGGTCGTAGTCGGTAATCTTTCGGCGTAATTTATGCAATTATTAGCGGGAGTCGGAGCACCTCCGGGAAAACCGACGGCAGTAGATTATCTAGTCGTAGCAGGTGGCGGAGGCGGCGGCGGGAAATCAACTGGCGGTCAAGGCGGAGGCGGCGGAGCCGGCGGATTCAAAACTTCGACTAGCTTCGCGGTAAGCGGAGCGCTAACCGTAACGGTCGGAGGCGGCGGCGCGACTTACGGCAACGGCTCGGACAGCGTTTTTAGTAGCATTACTTCGACCGGCGGAGGAAAAGGCGGATTCAATAACGCCGAAGGCGCCGGAACCGGCGGAAGCGGCGGCGGCGGCGGCGGTAACAATATTTTGATAGCAGGTGCGGCCGGCACATCGGGACAAGGTAACGCCGGCGGATCGGGATCTAGTGATAATGCAACCTATGGAACTTCCGGAGGCGGCGGCGGCGCTAGTGCGGTCGGCGCTGATGGCGTAACCCCTAACGGCGGAGCCGGCGGAGCAGGGACGGCGAATAGCTATAGCGGCTCGTCGGTAACTTATGCGGGAGGCGGCGGCGGCGGGGCTACCGGAGCCGGCAGAGTCGCCGGAGCCGGCGGATCCGGCGGAGGCGGCGGCGGATGCATCGCGGGAACGAGTCCAACTTCAGGAACAACTAATCGAGGCGGAGGCGGCGGCGGTAGCGGCGGGAGCGCTAACGGAGCGACCGGAGGATCTGGGATCGTAATCTTCCGTTATGCGGATTCATTCGATGATATAACGGTCGGCGCCGGATTAACTTATAGCTTTACTACTTCCGGCGGATATAAAATTTATGAGTTTACGGCTGGATCCGGGACAGTAACTTTCTAATGGCACATTACGCATTATTAAAAGACTCGATCGTCGTTAAGGTCATAACCGGAGTCGATGAGAATATAATCCAGATAGATGAGAACGGTCAAGAAGTCGGAGGATCGACCGAAGCTTGGGAATCTTTCTATTCTTCGCAAGAATGGAATCGTGGCCTAGTATGCAAAAGGACTAGCTATTCTGGATCTATTCGAGGCCGTTTCGCCGGAATTGGCTACAAGTATTTAGAAGACGCCGACGTTTTTATCGCGCCTCAACCGTTCGAATCGTGGAATCTAAATTCTTCCTACGAATGGGAAGCGCCAACACCATATCCAACCGACGGAGCTCGTTACTATTGGAATGAAGATTCTAAAGAATGGAGTAAAAATAATGAACGATAAATCTAAAGCGATGCTCTCGTCTTATATGCGTTCGGCTATTGCCGCCGTTCTTGCCGTGGTATCGACCGGGAACTATTCTCCAGAAGATCTAGCTAAAGCCGGACTCGCCGCGCTTCTTCCTCCGCTTATGCGATGGGCTAACTCTAAAGATCCGGCTTTCGGACGCGACTCCACGAGCTAAAACAATGTCGGCAAAATATACGGGATTCGACGGCAACGTAAAAGCGCCTCGTCCGACGATGGACATCTGGATAAGAAACGCCGTCGAAGTCTCCGGATTAAAAAACTTGGGATCTTGGGTAGTGCGCGACGTTCGCGGCAAAACGACGCCATCCGTTCACGGAACCGGCCGAGCCGTAGATCTTGGCTATAGCGGCATTAAAGAAGGCCGTAAAAAATGTTTAGCGCTTATAGATCTTCTTATCGTGAACGCCGACGTCTTAGGCGTCGAGCTCATTCTCGACTATCTGCCGAAGCCTCACGGCCGAGGATGGAAAGCCGAGCGCGGCTCTTGGCAGACTTACGAGAAGCCGACGATCTCAGGCGCTCCCGGCGGAAAATGGATTCACGTCGAAATCTCACCTACCCTATTAGGCAATATGAGAGCTGTAAATCAAGGATGGAACGATCTCCGAGGGATCGTCCCGCCGACCGTATGAACGACGTCGTCCTAGTAGCTCTAATAGGTGCATTCGGCACTATCGCGGCCGGGCTTCCGGCCGTCCTAATCGAGCGAGCGAGACGCGAGAATAACGGCGATCACGCGATCGTTCGACGAAAACTACGCGAACTCGGCCTCCAGATCGAGAAGGTATCTACCAAAATCGGCTCCGTAGATGGCAAACTAGAGGAACACTTAAACAGCCACAAAGACGGGGATTCGAATAGTGAACTTAATCGACGAACTAAGAGCGGAAAGTAAATCGCAAGGCACAAACAAAAAATCGAAGATCGAAGTCTATTTAGAATCTCTCGATGCGAAAACTCGTAAAGAATGGATCTCGATTCTTGTCTCTTACGATCATTCAAATAGAGCTATAACAAAAGTTCTCGGCAAGCGCGGCGTTAAAGCTTCGAATAGCTCCGTTCAAAACTTTAGAGCGAGACTTCGAGAGGCCGCGAGTGTCGCTAAAAAATGAACTAAACGACGCTACAGAAAACGAGCAACTACGCGAAGCTCTTCGTCGCGCTTTACAAAACGAAGCGAAACTCAAACGCCGAACCGATGATCTCGTCGAAGCTATCTATCGCGGAGCCAGAGACGCCGCTCTCGCTTCTGGACGTCCTAAGCCTCTGCCGAAAGTTAAACGGGATCGCCGATCAAGCCGAGGCGAGATCGCTCTCATTCACACTACGGACTATCAAGCCGGCAAGAAGACGACGACTTTCGATCTAGGCGTTCTTCGAAGCCGAATAGATCTCTTTACCGAAAAAGTTATACACCTTACCGACATCCAGAGAGCACATCATCCCGTTAGAGAGGCCGTTCTAATGATCGGCGGAGATATGGTCGAAGGCTTAACCGTCTTCCCCGGTCAAAGCTACGAAGTCGAAGCTCACCTATTCGAGCAACTCTTCGAAGTTACGACAATTCTCGAAGCGATGATCCGCAAGCTCGCCGCAAATTTTGAGACGTTTCGCGTAGTGTGCGAATTCGGTAATCACGGCAGAATCGGAAGAAAAGGAGATCTCCCCTACGCCGACAACATCGACCGAATGGCCTATCGGATCGTCGAAGACAAAGTCAAAGATCTAAATATCGGATGGCAAGCCTCAGAAAACTTCTACCAACTAGTCAAAGTCGGAGACTCGTATCGCGCTCTATTGTTTCACGGCGACGAAGTGAATTCTTACGGCGGCGCGATCCCGGCTTACGGAATCATTAAAAAAGTTAGCGCTTGGGCTTCCGGCGTTTTAGGCGAAAGCTTCACGGATGCCTATTGCGGACACTTCCATAGCGTTATGACTCTTCCGCTTCCGAACGGCGGCCGAGTCTTCGTAACGGGCTCTCCAGAGTCGGACAACACTTACGCGAAAGCTTTCGTCGCGGCAACTTCGCGACCATCTCAAAGACTTCACTTTATAGATTCCAAAAAGCCGAGAGTAACGGCCGAATATGTCGTCTGGCTCGACTAACCGTAACTCCGATCAACTCGTCGCGATAACTTGGGCCGACGCGCACTCGTTAGAGACTTTCGACTGGAAATCTTTAGATTCGCTCGATCTTAACGACGGCGACTATCTGATCGTTTCCGTCGGATGGATGCTCCCCGAAGAAGTAACTAAAAAAAATCACGTCGTTTTATATCAGTCTCGAACCCCGGACGGCGATCTCGATCAC